CCACTATTTTCTAATTCGGGTTCCAAAACTATTTATAGAGTTATCTGCTAGTTTTCATTCTGGCATACGGAATAGACTTAATATCTTCAAATTCAGTCGCTCTAACTAGGTGCACTTGACCTATAATTTCTGGAAATGTATAGAATCTTAATTCTCCACCATGATGAAAATTAATACCTTTAAATCCCCACTCTGTGACTTCTGTACAGGCAATTAATGGGTGCTCATCATATGTAATGTTAGGTGTCTTTGGTTGATAGATGAATGTATAATATTGTCCTACCTCTGGAATAGTTCCACTTTCATCTAAAACTGATATAATTGACAACATCATATCGTCAGGATCTTCCATACCATTCAACTCATCCACAATAGGAGTAAGTCTATTGTATGTTGGTGGATTTAATACCATTACTTAACACCTAGTTCTTTTTCAGTAAATATTCTGAATTCCCAAAGTCTGTCTTTACAAAATTCTTTGGCAGCCTCCCACTTTGCCTCATTTGTGACATATTGGGTTACCTCATATAAGTATCCTTTTGTTTGTCTTTTTGGTTTCTTAGGAGGTCTTGTTTGTTTATCTGGTTTCACCTCAATGATGGATCTACAAATAGATCCATTAGATTTTATGTATTTAATATAAAAGTCAGGAAAATATCTATGTACTCTATTATCTAAGGGAGAACGATATGGTATGAAAAATTCTTCACTTCCCCATTCTAAAATATTATCATTTAAGTCACAATAACACATAAACTTACGTTCCCAAAGAGAACGATAGATGATGTTTGTTGGATCACCTTTGTACTTTTTAGGATTCGTTGGTCTATATTTTCCTTTATATGCCATTAATATTTATCACTACCTTCCTATATAGTATAGGCAAATCATAACAACAAACGTGCAAAATCTTGCAAAGGGTGCTCAGATTGCTGCTGGATATGGAAGATTAGCAGCAAGCATATTCCCTAATAGTAAAGCAATAAAGAAAGTATCTGGTATTCTTAACAATGCTAATGACATCGCTGACGCTTTAAGTGGTGGCGGTGCAGGATATACTGGTAATAGGTCAGGTCCTGGAACAGCGAAAGGAATGTCAGAAGTCATTTCTCAGTTTGGTAGATTGGCACAGACTTCTCATTATGAAGTATCCTTTGCTGGTTTTATGAATCTATCTAATCTTAGTGGATTCTTACGAAATAAAGGAGTTGATACAGATTTTATTACTAGAGAACTAGGTTTATTGTGTAGTAGTGCTTCTCTTCCAACGTCTCGTTATGCATTTTCTGAAGTAACAAACTTTATGGGTGTTAGAGAAAACTTTGCACATACAAGAACTTTTGTTCCTATTGATCTTACTTTCTATGTTGATAAGGAATATAAGACATTAAAGTTTTTTGAGCATTGGATGGAATATATTGCTAGTGGTGCAGAAACTAGAGATGGAATTTTTGATAAAGCAAGACCAGGATATTATGTAAGAATGAAATATCCACAACAAGGTTACAAATGTGATACAATCCAAATTAAAAAATTTGACAGAGACTACCAATATCAGATAGAATATAACTTTATTGGATGTTTTCCTGTTGATATTGTTGCTGTTCCCGTTTCATATGAAGGATCACAGATTCTCCAAATGACTGTTACCATGGGATACGATCGTTATGTTTGTGGTGCGATTGATAGTAAATCTATATCTCAAGGAACTTTCGGTAACTTTATCCCTCAATTGGGTGGTCTTGCTATTGCTTCTGCTGCTGCTTTTGGTGGAACCTCAGCTCTAGGTAAAATCAATAGTGCTGCAAACAGTCTTGCTGGTATTTCTAGAAATGCTAGAGATTTACAGGGATCTATTGATTCTGTCAGACAACGTTTTATTTGACCCCTATATAATATACTGAAATTATAAATTATGCCGTTACCAACCATTACAACTCCTACGTATGAGTTGAATTTGCCATCGAACGACAAGAAAATTAAATATCGTCCATTTCTAGTCAAGGAAGAGAAAATCCTTATCCTTGCAATGGAGTCTGAAGATACAAAACAAATTACAAACGCAATTACTGACGTTCTTAATTCATGTATCATTACCAGAGGTGTTAAGGTAGATAAATTACCTACCTTTGATATTGAGTATCTCTTCTTGAATGTTCGTGCTAAATCTATAGGTGAAGTTGTAGACTTAGTTGTAACCTGTTCTGATGATGGGGAAACAAAAGTAGATGTCGCAGTCAACCTTGATGATATTAAAGTAGAGAGAAAGGAAGAACATAAAAAAGATATTAAATTGGATAAAAACCTCTCCTTAAGGTTAAAGTATCCATCAATGGAACAGTTTATTAAAAGTAATTTTGATTTCCAAGGTACTAATGTAGATGCATCATTTAAAATGATCGCTGGATGTATTGATCAGATTTATACTGAAGAAGAAGCATGGCCAGGATCTGATTACACTGAAAAAGAAAGAATAGCATTCTTAGATCAACTAAACACTAAACAGTTCAAAGAAGTAGAACAGTTTTTTGATACTATGCCTAAACTTTCACATAAAATGGTAGTTAAGAATCCCAAAACTGGGGTTGATAATGATGTGGTGCTTGAGGGTTTAGCGTCTTTTTTCGTATAATAATGGCACAAGAGGACCTTGTGTCATATTTTAAGTTAAATTTTGCTTTGATGCAGTACCATAAATACTCTTTGACAGAGCTTGAAAATATGATTCCTTGGGAAAGAGAAATTTATGTTTCCCTTCTCCAACAACATATCGAAGAGGAAAACTTAAAAGCACAGCAAAATGGCTGATTCATTCCTATCACCAAGACAAGAAAGTAGGGGCGGTGCTCTTGCTAGAAGTATGATGGGAAGAAATAGTCAGACAAGTGAGGTTGGTGGAGTTACTCAACAAGTTGTTGTTGCTGGTTTTAATGATGAGGTTTTAGGAAGAATAGATCAGAATTTAAAATCAATACTTGGAGTATTGACAAAGGATTTAGAATTACAAGAAGATAATTTAGAAGATAGTAAGAAATCAGCGATAGAAGCAAAAGGTCAGGAAAGAAAGGATGCAGAAACCAAATCACTTGGCAGTCCTATCATGGGAGGAATCAAGAAGATTGGTAATGTTGCCAAGGAAGTACTTGGTATAGAAAGTGTATTAGATAGATTGATAGGAGCATTCTTAGCTATTTTTGGGGGATGGCTTGCTGGTAAATTACCAGAAATAATAGAAGGAATTAAGACCACATGGGACAAAGTTTCAAAAGCCGTGATGGGTGCTGTTAATACGGTTGTTGATGGTGTCAAGTCAGTGTTTAATGGTATCAAAGATATAGTTACTGGTATTATTGATTGGTTTAAAGGTGGTTTTAAATTTATTGGAGATAAAATAAAAGGATTTGTAGACTTTATTGTTGGAATTGGAGAAAAAATATTTGAAGGACTGCAGAAAGCATGGGATTTTATAACTAATCTTCCTGGTAAAATTGGTGATACCTTCAAGAAAGGTTGGGACTGGATAACTGGTAATAACAACAAAGATGAAGAGTATAAAGGTGAACCAATAAAGAATGCCCGTGGAAGAACTATAGGATATATAAAACCTGAAGGTGATGAGAGTAAACAATTAGAAAAAACTTATAATGAAAATTTTAGTGATAAAGTATTTGATAAGAAATCTGAATCAAATGTAAATGTTAAGTTAGATAAACCAAAAAGTTCAGATACAGTTGGCGATATGAAGGGTCAGGGTAATAAAAAGAACCCTGTTATACAACCTAAGGTTTTAACTGGAAAGAGTTTTACACAAGAGCAAATGAATAATGCTGTTGCAGCCACTTCTCCAGAACCTATGCGAGCATCTATTCAACCATCAATATCAAAAGTAGAACCATCAAAAGTAAAAGATAAAACAGTTGCTCAACAAAAACCAGAATCAACACCACTTATTGTTCCTCTGGCACCAAATCCAGTAATGGCTGATACAAAATCTCAAAGTGGTGTAGGTCGTCCAAGTGGTGGTGATAATGATTCCAAATCAATTCCATCTAAAAATCCTAAAAATTTCTATCCAATGTTTGCTGCAATTCAATATAATTGTATGGCAGACTTCTAAGGTAAAATAAATGGCAAAAGTAGAATTACCAAAAGTTAACGAAAATCAATTAAAAAGATCAACTCTTTCTATGAAGAGTATTGATACTACTGTTCTTTCTATAACTAAATTTTTAGATAAAAAAGAATCTTTTACAGAAAAGAAACAAAAGTTTTTGAAAGATCAAAAAGCGATGATCAAAGGTCGGGAAAGAAAAGCAGATGAAGTTGAGAGTCTAAAGGTAGAGAAAAAAGAAAAAAAAGAAAATAGGGTTACTTCCTTTGTAAAGAAAAAAGGTCAAAGCATATTAGATAAAATTATACTTTCCGTTGGATCTATTTTTGCAGGATGGTTAGCAGGTAAAATACCTGAACTCATCGAAATGATGAAGAAAATTACACCAAGAGTTAAAGCAATTTTTGATGGAATAACAAAAACAGTTGGAGCAGTTTACCAATTCTATCAGAGTGTGTATGCAATTGTATGGGAACTAGCCAAGTCTGTAGTTACATTGACTCCTCCAGATATGGAAAAAATTGGTTCTGAATTTAATGATATAAAAACTTCATGGGATTCATACCTACAAAGTGGTACTAATGGTTTTAAAGCACTAACAGGACAAGACTTTAAAGATCCAAAGGAGTTAGAGAAAGTAGATAAAAAGGTAAAAGATGATACTAAAGATCTTCCAACAACAGAAGAGATAAGAAAAGATAAACCAAATGCAGTTGGTGGTGGTAATGCAGGTGCTTCAACTGATTCAGGTGGGACATCTGAAGATACAATTAAATCAGTCCCAGTAAATAATGAAAAATCCATGAAAATGTCTGGTGATGGTAAACCAAAAACTAAGGCAACTAATGGTTATCTAAATGCAGTTTCAGTTGGTAAGATGCTCACTGATCAAGGTGTTGGTGTTTGGCAGCACCCAGACTTCAATATTAAATCTGGTTTCACTGGTTCTGGTTTAGAAGGTATGATGAAAAGAGCTTCTAATTCTTTCCATAGTTCTGGTGAAGCACTTGATATTCCTATTGCAGGTCAAGGTGAAGAGAAATTAAATCAAATAGCTTCAATGCTTGGTGCTAATAAGAAAAAACTTGGCATCAATGAACTGAAGTGGAAAGATGATGCTGACCATATGGATCATATCCACGTTTCTTTCAAAGGAAATGGAAAAGTTGAACAACCAATAAAACCAGCAAGTGTTTCTGCAGCACCATCTTCTAAATCTAAAACTGTAGATAATATTACTGCTGCTAAAGATATTGATTCTCCAACCAGTGACATGCAAAAGAAAATTACTCAAGCAGTATTATCTCAGCAAGCACAAATACCACCAACTACTGTACCTCAACAACAAACAATGATCGTTGCAGGTGGCGGTGGAGGAGAAGTTCCTACACCTGATATCAATACTCTGTTAAATACTATGCAGAGGACTAGAGTACTAACAGCATTAGCATACCAATAAAATGAGTGCAGATCAAGCAGCAAATTATGAAGAGTTTATCATTGAGTCTAATGATGGTTCTAGAGATGTAGACCTTAGATTTGGTGTCTTATCTTTTCAATATTTTGAAGATGTATTTTCTCCAACAATAACTGCCAGAGTATTAGTTCAATCTTCTGGTGGTGGTGATATTGAAGATTTTAAAGGAACTGGTGGTACTAAAGCATTACTACAAGGTTTACCTATCATTGGTGGAGAAAGAGTAGCAATTAAAGTAAAAACCGTTGTTGGTGATGGTATTGATTTGACTAGTGATCCACTTTATGTTGGTGGTGTTAGTGAGATTATGGTTGATGGTGATAGAGAAATATTTACATTAAATTTAGTGTCTAGATCTGCAATTACAAATGAAACTTCCAGAGTAACAAAGAAATATCCGACTACTCAAAAGATTGATATTTCTGTAAAACAAATTGCAGAAGAATTTTTAAAAATTGAATTACCAGAAGATAATATTGACTCGTGTAAAAATCAATATGGATTTATTGGTAATCTCAGAAAACCATTTACTGTGCTAACATGGTTAGCTGGCAAGGCAATTCCTGCCAGTGGTAAAAAAGATTCAACAGCAGGATATTTTTTCTATCAAACACTTGATGGTCATTACTTTAAATCAATAGATGAATTAATTAAACAAGAACCATATGCTGAATATAAAGAAGATACAGTAGCTAAAAGTGCTCTTGAATCTGGTGTTAAAGAAACAGCAACTAAGATTATGTCTTATACTTTTAAACAGAATACAAATATTTTAGAAAAACTTAGAACTGGTGCCTTCTCATCTCATAATGTTTTCTTTGATCCCCTGACATTTGAATTTCCCCAGTTTACATATAAATTGAAAGAATTTGCTGAACAAATGGAAGTAATGGGAGAACCTCCCACACTCCCACCAATTGAAGCAGGTAGTAGTGAAAGTCTTGGAGATTATCCAACAAGGTTGATGACAAGAATACTAGATCGAGGTACAATGGATCCAGACGTCAAAGTTGACGTTAATTCAGATCCAGCAAAAGTCCAATCACAATCCATTGCTCGTTATAATCTACTGATGACTCAAGCAGTTCAAGTTACAGTCGCATGTAACTCTGATTTAAGAGCAGGTATGATTGTAAAATTATTCTTTAAAAATCAAAGTTTTGAAAAGGGAAATGAGTTTGACGAGCACACAAGTGGACTATATATGATAAAGGAACTTTGCCATCAATT